AGGAACTTTACCTACAGTGCTGTTGGTTTCGGCAAAGGAGGGTAACATGGAGGAAAATAGTTATTAACTATGGCTGACGTAACAAATTATACAATAGAAAATGCTTCTGGAGCGAATGTAAGGACTGACCTTAATAATGTTTTTGCTGCAATTCAATCAAGCAATTCAAAGTCATCTGATTTAAATTCCAGTCAATGTGTGGCTGGTATGCCTTTCTTAAATACCACTACAAATATTTTAAAGATAAGAAATTCAAGTAATGGTGCTTTTACTGAGATAGGAAATATAGACCAACCTAATTTAGGTTTATTATCTAAAGCTGGTGGTACGATGACAGGTGCCTTTCTTGCTGATGATTCTGGAACAGCAAGTGCTCCTGCTATAAGTTTTGATGGAAATACAGATTTAGGTTTGTTTAGAAAATCTGCAAATATAATGGGATTCAGTTCAAGTGGCACAGAACAAATAACTTTTGATGGAAATGGTATTACTTTAAATGCACAAAATGAAGTTAGATTTGGAGATTCTGACAGTAGTAATTATGTTGGAATAAAAGCACCCTCGACTGTATCTTCTTCAAATAAAACTATTACTTTACCTGATGAGACAGGTACACTTTTAACAAATGCTTCTTCAATTGCAAACAGTAATTTAGCAAATTCTTCTGTAACAGTTGGTTCTACCGCAATAAATTTAGGAGCTTCAGCTACAACCATTGCTGGATTAACAACTGTAACATCTACAAATTTACAAGCTACAAATCTTAAAGATACTTCTGGTAGTAATAGTTCAACAACAGAACAAATTGCACAAGGTAGAGCAAAAACGTGGATAAATTTTAATGGGACAGGAACAATTGCAATACGTGATAGCTTTAACGTAAGTAGTATTACAGATAATGGAACTGGTGACTATACAGTTACTTTTAGTAATGCAATGTCTAATGCAAATTATTCTATTTCTGGTTCTGCGAAAGAGCATGATAGTACAGCCATAACTACAGTAGGTTTTATGGTAGGAATGAATCAGACTCTTGCTAACTCTATAACAACAAGTTTTGTTAGAGTAAACGCCTTTGCCACTAATACCAACAATGTGTTATTTGATTCACTTGTAATGTGTGTTGCTGTTTTTGGAGATCAGTAATAATTAAGATATACTAAAAACAAAACTTTATGGCAAACTCTGATAAAAGAATTGTATATATACAAGATGATGGGATAGTTGCTATTGTCGTTCCATCAGATAATTGTGGTTTAACAGTCGAAGAGATACAAGCAAAAGATGTGCCTAGCGGAAAAACATCTTATATAATAGATGCAACTGATGTTCCTAGTGATAGGACCTTTAGAAACGCTTGGACTTATACGGAGTAAATTATGGGATTTGGCGTAGACATGGCAAAAGCCAGAGAAATTCATAAAGATAAAATTCGTTTTGCAAGAGCAGAAAAGTTTAAAGAACTTGATGTTGAGTTTACAAAAGCTTTAGAAGCTGGAACGAGTACAACTGATATAGCAGCAAAAAGACAAGCATTGAGGGACGCACCTGCTGACTCTGGGATAGCTGCTGCTAGTGATACTGATGCGTTAAAAGCACAATGGAAAACTGATATACTTGGAACATCTCCGTATAACTAATGGCAATTCAACCTGGCACATACAATATGACTGTTCAACGAAGATCAGATCATAGTATTCAGCTTGTTTTTAAAGATGGAAACAATGCTGCAATAAATTTAACGGGATTTACAGTAGAGGCACAGGTCTGGGAGGAAACTCGAACCACAAAATTTGCTGATTTTACGGTTACATATACAAATAGATCTACAGGAACGATAGATATTTCTTTGACAGACACCCAAACGGCTACGTTTAGTCCAAATGTTTTGAAATATGACGTATTACTAACTAATCCTTCTGGATTAAAAGAGTATTATTTAGAAGGAAACATCTTTACAAGTGAGGGTTACACAGCATGACAAGCGTTAATATAACTACAACTAAAAATACTGTTACAGTAAATGAAGGTGATTCTACTATTGTCACTGTGGCAACTCAGGGGCCACAAGGACCAGGATTTGACTTAACTTTAGATCATAGTGGAAAAGTAGATGGTTCTATTATTTACTATGATTCTGCTTCTGGTAAGGTTAAACTAGACTCAACTACTACCAAACTAACACTTGTCGATGGAGGTAATTTCTGATGGCTAATACAATTAGAATAAAAAGATCCACTGGATCGAGTAACCCTACTTCTCTTGAGAATGCTGAAGTTGCTTTTAGAGAAGGTGATGAAGTCTTAGTTATAGGTAAAGGTACAGGTGGTGCAGGTGGATCTGCTACCAGTATTGAAGCCATTGGTGGTAAGGGAGCATTTTTTGATAAGGCAACAGTAAGGGGAGCTAATTTAGTATTATCAGGACCGACAACAGGTAGTGATGCTGCACCTACATTTAGATCACTTGTAGTTGCAGACGTGCCAACGTTGACTGCAAGTAAAGTTTCTGATTTTGATACACAGGTAAGAACTTCAAGATTAGATCAGATGACAGCACCTACGGGTGATGTTTCATTAAATAGTCAAAAAATAACAAACTTAGCTACACCCACTGCGTCAACTGATGCAGCTTCAAAATCTTATGTAGATGGTGTCAGTCAGGGATTAGATGTTAAAAATTCTGTGGTCGCCACAACTACTGCGAATGGAACATTATCCTCTTCTTTTGCCAATGGATCAACGATTGATGGTGTTTCTTTATCAACTAATGACAGAATACTTATTAAAGATCAGAGTACTCAGACAGAGAACGGTATTTATAAAGTCAATGCTTCTGGTGCACCAACTAGAGTTGACGATTTAGCTGCTGGTGCTGACGCTGCTGGTGCGTTTGTTTTTGTAGAGCAGGGAACTGTTAACGCAGATAACGGTTTTGTTTGTACTTCTAATAAAGGATCTGCTGTTGTAGGTACTAATAATTTAACTTTTGCCCAGTTTTCGGGAGCAGGTCAGATTACGGCTGGAGATGGTTTACAGAAATCAGGTAACACTTTATCTGCTGATCTTAAATCAAATGGTGGACTTGTTATTGAATCTGCTGAAATTGCTGTTGATCTTGCTGCTAGTTCTATAACAGGAACACTTGCTATAGGCGATGGTGGGACAGGAGCTACAAGTGCAAGTGCAGCCAGAACAGCTTTAGGATTAGCAATCGGAACAAATGTACAAGCTTTTGACGCACAACTTAGTGACATAGCTGGCCTAACTCCAACAGACAGTAATTTTATTGTTGGTGACGGATCAAACTTTGTTCTTGAGTCAGGAGCTACGGCTAGAGCAAGTCTTGGAGCACAGGCTTCAGCTACAGACTTAACTAACTTATCTTCTTGTCAATCTGGAGGATCTGCTGCTTTAGCTGCACTTACTTCAACAGAAATTGGTATTCTTGATGGAGCGACTGTAACTACTTCTGAGTTAAATCTTTTAGATGGTGGTACTTCAGCCACATCAACAACACTTGCTGCTGCTGATAGGTTTGTAGCTAATGATGCTGGAACTATGAAACAGGTTGCATTATCTGATCTCGTTACATTTTTAGAAGATGAGAGTGCCTCTAGTTTTAATATAGATGGCGGTTCGTATTAATTAGGAGGTAAAAATCAATGGCTAATGAAATTAAGCTTAAAAGAGGTTCTGGTAGCGATCCAACTGCCAGTGATTTAGTTGTTGGAGAAGTAGCCTTAAGAACTGATAACGGTAAATTATTTACAAAGAAAGATGATAATTCTGTAGCAGAAATAGGTGGTTCTGGAGGTAGTGGTAGTATATCTTCAGATGCTCAAGGCAATACTAAAGGAGGAACTAATGCGGGTGACTCTTTTGATGGAACCAATGCTGAGAATAATACGCTATTCGGCAAAGACGCTGGAACAGCAATCACAACTGGCGATGGAAATACTTGCGTAGGAAAAGATGCTGGTAAATCAATTTCGGTTGCTTCAAACTGTACATTCGTTGGACTTAGTGCTGGCAGGCTTTCTACAGGTGATAGAAATACAGTATTAGGTAGTGAGGCTTTGTTTTCTTCACATGACGGTTCAAATAATGTGGCTATCGGAAGTTTTGCTTTATATAGCTTTAGTGGCTCAGGTACTTCTGGCAGTATTGCGGTTGGTGGCGGGTCTTTGTATAGTCAAACTTCGGGAAATGAAAATTCGGTTTGTGGAAGGAGTGCAGGCTTCAGCGTTACGACAGGTGCTCAAAACACTTTACTAGGAAACTTTGCTGGACAAGGAGCTAGTGGTGGATCTTTAACTACAGGTGATAACAACATAATAATCGGCTATCGTGCGATACCAAGTGCAGTTGATGTTGATAATGAAGTGACTATAGGTAACTCAAGTATTACTAAGTTTAGAGTGCCAGGTATAGACGTAGTTCTAAAAGACAACGGAGGAACGCCTACTCAGGGTCATGTGCTAACAGTAGATGCCAATGGGGAGGCTAGTTTTGAAGCGGCCTCTGGTGGTGGACTTTCTTCTGATGCTCAAGAAAATACTATAGGTGGTACTAATGCTGGTGATTCATTTGATGGAACAAATGCGGAAAGAAACACCTTAATTGGTTTTGATGCTGGTACAGCCATAACAACAGGATATGAAAATAGTATTTACGGATATAAGGCTGGTAAAACTATTGCAACAGGTTTTTACAACGTTTTAATAGGTTCTCAAGCTGGTGATTCGCTGTCAACAAATGCAAGTAATAATGTTGCCATAGGTACTTTCGCTCTATCAGGTACAGCTTCAGGTGAAAACGTAGCTATAGGCAGCAATGCTCTTGAGACTACAGATAGTAGTCAAAATGTAGCTGTTGGAAAACAATCATTACAAAGGAGCACTGGTGTTAGTGGACTTACAGCAGTTGGTCACCGTGCCTTGGAAAATTCAACTTCAGGAAGTGATTCTACTGCGGTTGGATACAGAGCTGGAAAATCACAAACCACAGGTTCCGCTAATACTTTAATGGGTTATTTTGCTGGAGATGCCTTAACCACAGGCCAAAACAATACAATAGTGGGAGCTGACGCTGGCACTAATAATCTTACCAGTGGTGATGCAAATACTCTTGTTGGAGCTGATGCTGGTAAGAGCTATGGAGGTAGCAATTTGGTAGCTATTGGTTATCTTGCTGGTTCCACTTCTGGCATAGAATCAGTTTATGTGGGCTACCAAGCTGGAAAATCTGTTAATAGTGGGCAAGGTAATGTTTTTGTAGGATTCGATGCTGGCAAAACCTCAAGCGGTAATAATAATACTGCTATAGGTAGAACTGCTATGAACACAACCAGTACTGGATCAAATAACACTGCATTGGGTAGTGCTGCTTTATTTAGCTATCAAGGTTCTAGTAATTTTGGAAATGTTGCTTTAGGTCAAGCCAGCTTAAGGTTACTCACTACGGCTACTGGAAATCTCGGATGCGGTAGAGTCTCTGGAACGAGTGTTACCACAGGCATAGAAAATACTTTCTTAGGAAATTTAGCTGGCTATGGTTCTGATGGAACTGGAGCTTTAACTACAGGCGATAATAATATTATTGTGGGTCATGCGTCATTACCAAGTGCGGTAGATGTTGACAATGAAATCACTCTTGGTAATTCAAGTAACTCTTCTCTACGTTGCAATACTCAAACAATTAGTTCTTTATCAGATGCTAGAGATAAAACAAATGTAATTGATTTACCAGAAGGATTAAAATTTATAAATAAACTTAGACCAGTAAAATTTGAATGGGCTACACGAGATGGCAATGTAAA